GGCGGGTCCGCTAAAGATTGACTTTGATAAGTATCAGGCATTCGTTGACAAGACTACCAGTGGTCCTAGTAAGGACTTTGAAGCACTGCTGCTTCGCTATAAAGAGTTGAAGCAGGCAGGTTGTGACATTGAGCGTCTCGACACTGCAGCATCTGGTCTTGTTGCTGAGGCAGGTGAGTTTATGGAGATCGTCAAGAAACTGAAGTTTCAGGGTAAGCCCTGGGAAGCAGCAACCGAGGAGCATTTGATTCGTGAGTTGGGTGATGTGATGTGGTATGCTATGAATGCTGCTATCTCCCTGGGTGTCCGACTTGATGAGGTGATCTATATCAATGTCCTCAAACTTGCCGCTCGTTATCCTGGTGAGAAGTTTAGTGAATACTACTCCGAAAACCGTAAGCAAGGTGATCTCTGATGCGCTATACTGAAGATACCCTCATTGAAGCAGTTGCTGCTTTAGGATGGGATGTTCGTAATGATGACATCCATGTTGAGATCGGTGGCACTTCTGTCTATGGTATTGAAGGTGATGGTAGCAAGTGGGCACCTACTAAGGGCACCCGCAAGTATAACAAGGATGCCTTCATCGTGATCAAGAATCGATCACGCGACCCATTTGTCCCTTCGCAAGCACCCTGATTATGTCAAATATGTTTTATATGGATACCAAGTTTCAATCACATCCAGATAATCCTTCTGAATGGGGTGATTTTAGTCAAGACCAGTGGTCTTGGTTTGTGGAAGAGTATGCCCGCATGATGGTTGACAATATGTCAGAATCTTATGCCCGCAACACGCTTGTTCGCCACCTCATAACAGATATCGATCAACAGAAAGAGACTCAATCGGAGTTGTTTGCAGAGATCATTCGAGTCTTTGGAAAGGGACGTTTGGAACAAGTGCTGAATCAAATGCCCACCACTCGTCGGGAACTGGATGAGTGGTATCCTGAAGTTTCCATGGAACTTATGGAAAGTGGTAATCTCTGGGAGCATTACCGCAAGAGTCGATTCACCCCTGAATAATAAATAAGAGGGTAGCACCCTCTTTTTTTATGGCAGGAAGAAAACTAGAAGAAGTATGGGACAGATACGTTTCTGTTTTTCGAGCTGGTGTGGAGACTGAGGTCAAGATAAACACCCCTCTGTGGGCTGACAATAGAGGGAGTAGAAAGATAAAAACTATTCCTAAAAATTCAGTTGTCCATATCAAACCAGTAGATGCACCCACTCCAGTGACATTCCTGGAGGTTGTTTGGTGTGAAACATCTTGTGGAGATCCTCATGAAGGATGGGTGCGTGTCACAGCACTGAAGAAACCACAGACTCGTGCTGGTGGACAGACATTCGATATGAAACCTCAGAAATTTCTTGGGTTTCCATTGGATAGATGGATACCATACCCTGCATATCTGGAAGCTCTTAAGACAGCAATCGAAGTTAGGGTTGAGTTGCCAACGGTGGTCAAGACTTTCTTAGTTGAGTTGGTTGAGTATTGCGATTCACATTCTGCTGGTGATAGGGCGGACTTGGTAACTGCATACAGAAACCTCACCGACTCTGCTTATGACGCAGTGATTAAGGATATTCAGAAAGATTTTAGTGAGATGATGGCACCTATTTGTGTGCTTGAGCGTGGTGCGAGTCAGTTGCAACGACTTGGATTCACTGATCTAAACAAGGGTAATGCTAGTGTCTTCATTCCCCAGGCAGGTAATGAGCCACTGATTGACTTCAAGCTGAAAGATGGTGCTAATAGAGAGTATCCTTTCTCGGTTAAGGTGCTGTCCAATACAACCAACGTGATCAAACCTCAAGACCTCGTTAACTTTATGGACGCCAATGTGAGGGATCCCTTCATGGTGGAATACGAAAAGAAAATTGAAGCCAAGGTTTTGAGGACACTGGGCAATAAACCTGATAGTGTGGCAGAGTCCACCTACAAGGCAATTCGACTACTGGCACAGCAGTCCAACCTCACCAGCAGGTTTCCTGATAATATACTTCAAGCGATACCAGCAGACCCATCACCCACCACTATGACAGAGGCACACATGGAGCAATACTCTTCTGTGTGGTCAGACATGGCAGCGACCTACTACCCACAATTCAACCAGCAGAGTCAGTTTACTGATGCTCGCCTGGGTGGGTCAGGAAAGAGAAACGCAAAATACAATCAGGTCTCGCTGATTATGCAACTCGCCATCCAGAAGTTTTCCGACGATGGGATCCTTCAATACAGGGAGATCGTAGTAGATTACCTTATGAATAAGGTTACCTACTACAAATTCAAACTGGGTGGAAATGGTATGCCAGAATTCAGGATGGAGAATAAGGCATACAATCAACTTAGAAGCACAGACAGATTCAAACTGAGAGCAAAGTCTTACAAATCATCACCAGTAAACGATCGAGTAGGAATCCAACCGTAATGGCAAAGAATACACACCTTGAGCACCTTGAAGATGACATCATCAACAATGGATCTGCTGGTGCTACGAATGCAATTCGATTTCTGAAGTCACTTCGTGACATGCTGACCACGGGTAAGGGTGGTAGTAACGTTAAGGTGACGACGAAATGGGATGGTGCTCCTGCTATTATCTGCGGCACCGACCCTGAGTTGGATCTATTCTTTGTAGGCACTAAGTCAGTGTTTGCTAAGAATGACCCTAAGGTTTGCTATAGCAATGCTGACATCGACACCTTCTATGGTAACCATCCCATCCGAGACAAACTGAAGATGTGTTTGAAGATGCTTAGCACTCTTCCTATTGATGGTGTGTTGCAGGGTGACTTGCTATTCACAGAGACACCTCCCCTGACCACGATGGGTGGCAAGCGATGCTACAAATTCAAACCTAACACCATCACATACTGTGTAGAGGCAGCAACTAAGATGGGTGAGCGTGTTGGTAGTGCTGACCTGGGAATTGTTTTCCACACCTACTACCGAGGTAGCAGCATTGAGAGTATGTCTGCTGGGTTTGGTGTTGACGTGAGCAAACTGCAGGGCAATAAGAAGATCGCAGTCTTCTCTTCCACCTTCCAGAATGTCAACGGCAAAGCAAACCTGACATCTACTGAGTTGAATAAGATCAACAACACAATCAACACAGCAGAGAGCAACCTCAACAGGGGTAAAGCATTCCTGGATAAGGTTTCTAACGAGAAGGGCACTGTCTCTACCCCTGCACTATTCAAGATCTACTTCAACCAAGTTGTTAAGTCGGGTAAACTCCCCAGTAGCAGCAGAGCGATGGGTCAGGACTTCACAAACTTTGTAACCCAGCGATATAACGCTGAGATTGCTAAGAAGAAAACTCCTAAAGCACAGAAAGACTGGACTGATAAGAAGGATGAATGCATCAAATACCTAAATACTAATGCAACTGTAATGTATTCCGCACTCAGCGGATTTATGAATTTGATTCAGGCAAAGATTCAGATCATAAATAAGTTGAATAAAATTGAGGGTGTCGGGACATTCTTGGAAGACGAGAATGGATACAAGGTTACGAGTCCAGAAGGATTTGTGGCTATTCAAGACGGTGCAGCACTCAAACTTGTTGATAGACTAGAGTTTTCACGAGCAAACTTCACAGTAGCGAAAGACTGGGGCAAATGAGATTTATTGAATTCATCAGGGAAGCAGCACAATCTGCAACCAAAAAACCATCCACTTCTTCCAAGGGAAAGAGTGGTGCTAAAAGCAATCAACCTGTAGATCCTCATATCGCTATTACATTTGGTAGGTTTAATCCTCCCCATGCTGGTCATGGCAAGTTACTGGACGCTGTTAAAGCTCATGCTGGCGACTCAGGTAACTACAGAATCTATCCCAGCAGAAGCCAAGACCACAAAAAGAATCCCCTGACTGCTGATCAGAAGGTGGGGCACATGAGGAAACTCTTCCCCCAGCATGACAAAGCAATTCAAAACTCTGAGGCACACCGTAATATCTTTGATGTGCTTCGTGACCTTCATGACGAAGGACATCAACATGTCACAATGGTTGTGGGTGATGATAGAGTGAAAGAGTTTGAGAAACTCACTCAAAAATATAATGGTGTCCACTATGACTTCAAGTCGATTAACATTAAGTCTGCAGGTGCTCGCGCTGATGATAGCGATGACCCTATTGAGAATCTCTCTGCCAGTAAAATGCGAGCCCACGCACAAGCAGGGGACCACGACTCCTTCCACGCAGGAATGCCCAAAGGGATGAGCAGGAAGCACAGTGCTGCACTGATGCAGGACGTGTTAACAGGCATGACTCCTCCCCCAAAACCCGACAAGAAGGGTAAGAAGAAGGAGTCTGTCCATGAATCTGTCTGGGAGTATGCTCCTAAACTAGACTTTGCTGCCTTCCGTGATCACTACATGCTTGACCACATCTTTAAGGTTGGTGCTATAGTAGAGCATGACAACACAGGTCTTCGTGGTCCTGTTGTTTATCGTGGTCCTAACTACATTATCTTTAAGGAAGAGCAGTATGGTGATGAGTTTCGTGCATGGTTGAAAGATGTAACAGAAACCAACGACCAGTCCAATCATTCTGCCGATGATGGTAGTGGTAATGAGTGGAAAGTTGGCACTGATAAATATAGAATTGCGGTGCAAGATATGACTCCTGGTCAATCGACCAAGAAGTTTTCTGAGTTCCGTAAGAATCAAAAATCCATCAAGTAATAAATAGTTAAACTATCCCAGTAGTAACGATGACGTTAGAAATTAAGGTTGCCGCCTCGCTCATGAAGTATAACTTCTATGAGCAAAGTAGAATCCTAGATGCTATAGAACATGGTCTGGAGGATCAACTGCCCAGCAAGCACCTGAGAGAAGGCGCTGCTAAGGTAATTGAAGTCTTCGACAATCATGATCCCATCGTTGAGGGGTATGCAGGTTTCCCTGTTGAGCGAGATATGATTGCCCAGAAGAAGGCAGCTGCTCGTGACGACAGAAATATCGGCAGAGTAGTTAAGACTGGTAGTGGCACCTTCCTGATTACTGGGAGAAAGGCAGATGGTCGCTACCAGATCGTTTCTAAGGATGGCGCTAAGAGTGCCAAGGCACCTGAGGACATCGGTCTCAACCTCCAACGTGAGGATGTGGTTGGCATCGACATCGAAGATCTCCATCAGATGATGATTGAGAAGAAGATGGATGGTGTTGATGACAACGGTTTCACAAAATGCTGGAAGGGTTATGTGAAGCGTGGCACCAAGATGAAGGGTGGCAAAGAAGTCAACAACTGTGTCAAGGAAGACTCCATTGAGGAAGTCTACAAGGGCAAGCATGGTCAGTCTGACAAAGAGTATGCTGACTCCCGCTCCCAGGGTGGTAAGATGGTGTCTGGTGACTCCAAGCAATCGGGTGCTGAATACACCCATGGTCGCAGAGTCAAGGCAGCAAACCCTGGTATGCAACCTGATGTGGGTGGTAAGACCAAGCCCAAGTCGCAAGGTAAGATGGATCGTGGCACCCGTGCCGATCTTGACTACCGCAAAGCAAACCTCAAAAAGAAAGCTAACGAAGAGTTTGATGTCTGGTTTGAAGAGGTCCTGAGTGACCCTGACTTTGACACTCTTTCGTTTGAAGAATTGCATGACCTGTGTGTCGAAGCACTCCTTGAGTTGGATGGAGAAGTGCTGACCGAGGCACTGGAAATGATCGATGGCACGGACCTTCTGGTTGAGCGTGTGGATCCTAAGGAGACCCAGCGCCGCAGAGACCAGGCCAAAGATCGCCTTGCTACTGGCGCCGCTATGAAGCGTGCTGCCGATAAGTCTGCTTCGGGTGGATCTTCCCCCTCCCGTAGCGAGCGCCTGAAGGGTGCCCTTAAGACCGCTGCATCTGCAGTCCGTAAGGGTATCGTTGGTGCTGCTAAACTTGCTGGCAAGGCAGCAGGTCATGCTAAGAATCTTGCAAAGGACAGCGCCTCTGCTGCCAAAGATGGTTACAAGTCCACCCAGAGCGACGGTGGGTCTTCTTCCAGTGGTAGTGAAGGTGGTAGCAGCGAGCCTGCTAAACCCTCTGGTCCTTCTGCACCTTCAGGAGCACAGAAGTCTGGTGACTCTTCTAAGAATAAGGGTCCTGGTCTCGCTAGCAAACTGAAGAAAGGACTGAAGAAAGCAGTCGGTGTTGGATCCCGTGCAGTTAGCAAGGCAAGCGGTTACGTTGCTAAGCGTCTGGGTGAGGAATCTAAATACGACTGGCGTAAAGAGATGATGGGGGAAGAGTGATAATGGATAGAGAGAAGACGACACTTAAAACTGTCAAGAAAAAAGGTATCACTATCAACCCAAAAAAGGAAGATCTCATGAAAGAAAGTTTTAGAAGTAGTATTTCTTCGGAAATTGAAAGTCTTAAAGAGGCTGCCAAGAAGAAAGCAAAAGAAAAGAAAACCAAAGAGCCTCGTTGGCAGGACTCTGATGGTGATGGTAAATGGTATGAGCCTGGTGAGGACGTTGCGGTGAAGAAGGAAGAAACTACCATCGATACCAGTGAAGCAACTAGACTTGCTGAGCAGCGTCTGAGACAGCGTATGATCCAACAAACCCAGGATCATGATCGCTACATGTCTGGTCTCAGTGCAGAAGACTACGATTCTCTATAAATAGCTGAGCCCAATATTGGATTCAGATCATGGTCTCTTTTCTTCTTCCCCTTGCATACAAGGTGGTCGATGCCGCTGTTGCAAAGATCCCCGATGACGCAGAGCTCGGTGAGAAACTCATCGAATTGTGCCTGCTGATTGTAGGTAAGGCAGTCAAACTAACTAAAACCACTGCTGACGACGAGCTCTTTGACAAAGTGAAAGAGGCACTCATCGCTAGAGAAGAGGGTTGATACATTTGGGGTCGAAAGACCCCTTTTGTATAAATAAGATTAGAAACACCCACGCATTATTGGAGTAAGGAAACATGTCTCTTTACGGGAGAACTGACTCAAACGCAAACAAAACTCAAGCAGGTCTTGCCCGTGGTAACGGCGCTGGGTCCGCTACCGAGACTATCGTATTCATTGATGCTACCGAAGCAGGTCTAGACGAGAATAAGTCTCGTGGCATCAGCAGCCCTGGTTGGTGGGCATATCGCACCTACACCGACCACGCAGGCAATACACGCCATAAGGCAGAGCAACTCGCCTTTATCTCTAACCCCGACGGCACTGAGACTCAGGCTGACGACACCATCGCAGCAGATGCAGCATCGGCAGTCATCATCGACACCCAACCCGCTGCTTCTACATCCGCTTCTGGTGCTGGCACCTTCACTGTTGCCACCAGCACGACTGGCACACCTGGCACCCTCACCTATCAGTGGCAACGTCAGACCGCCAGCGCTACTACACGTTGGGTCAACATTGCTGCCGACACAGACACAGGCATCACTTATGCAGACTTCACGACAGCAACTCTTGCTTACAGTGCTCTCGCTGACGACTCTCTAGATGGCTACAAGTATAGAGTCAAGATTACATCGACTGGTGGCACGGAAGAAGTGATCTCTGATGGTGTTGCAACTGTGACCTTCGGCACCTGATACATATAGTATCGACATCATAATGTATGCACTTTGAGAGTCTTTCCGAAAAGAATCATCTCCTGTTTGCTATAAAACACTACAGTAACCCTCAGTCGGTTACTGTAGATGATTTTATGGAGGACATGAAGAAATTCAAATACCTCAAGAGGTTACTCAAGAGGTATCTAAAGACGGGGACTCTCAGGACCAACTTGATTATCAATCACATCATCGTATTGTTTAATGTGTTTGGTGAGGCAACTATTCCGTTGCTCATGTATAAACTTGAGAGGGAATACTGGTCGCTTCTTAAGACCTTTCTGATATATTTGGATAGGTATCCAGAATTGAATCAAGGATCTCTCAAGCAAGTGGATATCGATATGGAAGTTTATGACATCTTGGTTAGTTTATGAATGAAGATGCACCCACAATGAGCGTAGGGACTGGAGGTTTCAGCGGTAGTGCTGCTGCCACAGGTCCTGTTGCAGGTTTTGATCCTCTGCTTGGCAAAGGTAGGAAGGTCAAGAAGAGAAAGTTTAAGCCAAAGGGTCACGTTATTACTAACGTAGGCATCGGTGAGTCGTATCAGAATAAAGATGCAGGAGTATTGCCTTTCCTAGTTACCTATGATGGACAGCAACTGTATGTCCTCTATGGTAAGTCGCCCTCTGAAATTATGATTGAGCTCAGGAAAATCTATAGACCTGAGAATCATAAGCACATCAAGGTTACCCGTCTTTATCCCAACCAAGTCATTAAATTTTATTGGGATAAACGTCAAAGAGCAATGGGTATCGACTGATGTTTGGTCTTGCCAAATTAGAAGTATTGCAATCTAAACTTGACATTTACGAGGATCTCTCTAAAGAGATGCTTGATAAGTTAGAGCGTGCTGTTGGCACCATCTCAGAGAATAGTAACAAGGTTGCTATCATCTTAGAGCGTCATGAGAATAGACTTGACGAAGGTGATAAAGCAAACCAGGCAATCATCAAGATGATCAACGATCATCAGAAGTATGATGAGAAAATGTTTGAAAGAATCACCGAGAGGTTTAGTGAAGTAGAAAAAAAGATTGACGATCTGTATAAGTTTAGATGGATAGCTGTGGGGATTGGCGTTGCTGCTGTTGTCATCCTCAAAGCACCAGATGTTTTCGGAAACTTCTTGACTCCCAAGGCAA